AAGAAAAGACGGACGCACCCGGTAGAAATTGCGCAGGAACTTGACCTTGACTTCGGTGGGTCGGACTACCTGTACTTCCCACCCGACCTTATTGACCGGCTAGAAAGAGAATGCGTACCGTCAACCAAGCGTGGCACCCTTGATTTCGACGAGGCGTGCCACCCGTTTGGGTTTACTGAACTCGGCACCAGTGGCGATTTGCGTATCTGGGGAGACAACCATCCCAACGACAAGACTTACTACGTGGTTGGCGTGGACGTGGCTACCGGCACTGGTTCAAGCAACAGCGTCGCTGTCGTGGCAACTGCCGAGGGGCAGAAGGTTGCGGAGTTTGTGACCTCCACTATGCGTCCCGACATACTTGCCAAGAACGTGGCGGCCATGTGCCGGTACTTCAAAGGTTTAAGCGACACAGGGGCGTTTCTTGTCTGGGAAGCCAATGGGCCGGGGCGGGTGTTTGGCGACGCAATCCGCGATGCTGGGTATGGCAACGTGTATTATCGGACCAATGAGAAGTCCATCAGGCCCGGCTTCGGCACAGTGCCGGGTTGGTTTAGCACCAAAGAAGAGAAAATATCCTTGCTTGGTCAGTACCGCAAGATGTTATCGGACGGTACATTTATCAACCAGAGCCGCGATGCAGTACGAGAATGCAGAGAATACGTCTTTTCGCAAGCAGGAGGGCTGGTCCATGCCCGCTCACGGTCCTCAATCGACCCTTCTGGTGCCAGAGACAACCACGGTGACAGGGTTATCGCAGATGCCTTGGCAGCCAAACTTTGCAAAAACATCGCCAATCCGAAGATTGATGTAAGGGACATTGCCAAGCCCGGCACGTTGGCGTACCGCAGGATGCAAGTCGTAGACAAGAAACGTAAGGCAAAGCAAGACTGGTGAGATACAACGACATCAACTACCAAGGGCTTCGCAAAGCCATCGAACACAGCCGCCGCAGACTCCAGCCCTACCGCGAGAAGCGAGTTTCGGCTGTCCGTGAGTTCGTGGGTCGCAACTACTCCGACACTGGGTCGCGTGATCGCGTTCCGGTAAATATGTTGGAGTTGTTTATTTCTACGTATGCGCGTCAGTTGATAGCCAACCGACCGCAAGTCAACGTCACCCCTCGGGTACGCACGTTATCTCCGCAAGCGTCCGAGTTGGAGTTAGCAACCAACCATGTGTTGAAGGAGATGGACATTGAAACAACGCTACGACTGGCTGTCATCGACGCCCTCTTCTCCATTGGCATTGTCAAAGTCGGTGTCACAGAGTCTATCCACGAACCGATGCGTGGCTTTTTACATGAAGCAGGACAACCTTTTGCGGAGTGTGTCGGTCTGGACGATTGGGTGCATGATATGTCGGCGCGCTCAATGGAAGAGTGCGGCTACATGGGACACCGTTATCGGGTTCCGACTCGTCTGCTTAGAGAGAGCGACCTATTTTCCAATAATGCAGATGTCCCGACTATAACCAAGTCCTTGTACAACGAGAGCGGAGACATCCGTGCCGAGGCCATCGGGCAGAGCGACATCTACCACGGCGGGTTTGACGAGGAATACTCGGAGTTGTGGGAGATTTGGTTGCCTGATGCTGGCCGCATTGTCACGTTTGTGGCTGGCGAGAACGGCATGCCGCACAAGAAAGTGCGTGAGGTTGACTGGGATGGGCCACAAACCGGGCCGTACCACTTCCTCAAGTTTACTGACGTGCCCGGCAACACCATGCCGCTGCCGCCTGTAGCAACTTTGATTGACATGCACGACCTTGCCAACCGCGTGTTCCGCAAGTTGGGGCGTCAAGCAGAGCGTCAAAAGGACGTGGTTGGCTATCGAGGGTCTGCTGAGCAGGACGCCAAGAACGTACAGACCAGCGCCGACGGCGAAGTCATTCGTATGGATGACCCGCAAAACGTCAACACCTACAAGTTTGGCGGCATCGATGACAAGAACCTTGCCTTCTTGCTGCAAGTCAAGAACCTGTTTAACTACTACGGTGGCAACATCGACTCGCTTGGCGGCCTTGGTCCTCAGACTGGCACGGTCGGTCAGGACAAACTTATTGCCGAGTCTGCGTCCAGACGGCTGGCTGACTTCCAAGAATCAACCAAGACATTTGCTAAATCTGTCTGCTCTGCGGTGTCGCACTTCATCTACCACGATGAAACTAGCATGTTGGAACTGGAGAAATCCATTCCAAATACCGATCTAAAGGTACCGTTTGTTTACAAGAGCGACCGCAAAGATGCAGATTTCTTCGACTTCAATTTCGACATTGAGCCGCACAGCATGGCTTCGCAAACACCGGGCGAAAAGATGCAATCACTGCGGGAACTTGTCAATACTTTCATCGGTCCCCTACTGCCATCTTTGCAACAGCAAGGCATTTCGATCGACGGCAGAGAGATCATCTCCCTTGCCAGCGAACTCAGCCAGTTGCCAGAACTCAAAAATATCTTTACTGGCATAGAGCCTGTTGCTCCGCAAGCAACACCGCAGCCGCAGAACAGGCAAACGGAAATCGTAAGAACCAACCGTCCCGGCGCTACCCCGCGCGGTCAGGACGATGCGATGGCGCGTATGTTGATGAGCGGGGATGGACCCGGCGTGCAGCCTAGCGAGGCCGCCGCCGTACAACGGCCAGTTGGATAATGCCTACATACTGCTACGAAAAGCCTGACGGATCTATCGTCGAAAAAATTATGACCATCGCTGAAATGGAGAAGTTTGACCGCAAACCTGTGGTTGATGGCGAGACATGGAAGCGTCGCGTCGATGTTGAAATGGGCGGGCATAGCAACGTGAACGACGTGTGGCGGGCACCGCTTGTGTCAGAATCGGCTGCTTGTCACCCAAGTGACATCCCTGCCTATCAAGCACACGCTGCCAAGCACGGGGCACCAACCAACTTTGACCACGCCGGTAGGCCAATGTTTACTAGCCGCAGCCACCGGGCAAAGTTTTTGAAGGCATTCAACCTGAACGATCGCAATGGAGGGTACGGCGATGGCTGAAAAGAAGAAGAGCAAGCCGCTCAATAAGATCATCCGTACGCCGGGTGAGCGTAAAAAGTTCGTGGTCTACGTCAAAGATGGGGACAAAGTAAAGACTGTCCGCTTCGGCGACCCAAACATGAAGATCAAGAAGAATAACCCCGGACGGCGCAAGAACTTTCGTGCCCGTCACAACTGCGACAATCCCGGACCCAAAACAAAAGCAAGATATTGGTCTTGTAAGAACTGGTAAATCCGAAGATTAGAAAGGCTATATGTCAGAAGATAACACCCAACCAGAAGTGGAAGAAACCCCGCAGCCGTTTGATATCGAGGAGCCAACAGATGATCTGTTGTCTGACCGGATCGATGCGTACATTGCTGAACGTAAGGCTGCACAAGAAGCGGGCGAGGAAGAGGGTGAGGGTGAGGAAGAGTCAGATTGCCCAGATGGCGATTGCGACGAAGACGATTCAGACCTTGAAGCCTTAGCGGCACGCGCTGCCGAGGTTGGTTTGGACGAAGAAGACATTGCCAAGATTGGCAACGTAGAAAATCTGGAACGCATGGTGATGATTCTTGAGGCTCGCAAAAAGTCTCAGGAAGAACCACAGCCCGAGCCAGAAAAAGTTGACCCCGACTTTGCTGATGTGCCGGAAGAACTTAAACCTGCACTTGAGCAAGTCACAAAAGCGTACGAAGATCGTATTGCAGCCCTTGAATCACAACTGGGCGAGTACGGCAAGTACGCAGATATGCAAGCAGAAAAGGCTGTCAAGAATGAGTTTGATGGCTTTGTTGCTGATCTAGGACCGGAGTACGAGTCGCTCTTCGGCACCGGATCATCTGACAATCTGCGAAATGGTTCTAAGGAACTGAGCAACAGAGTCACTGTTCTCGAAGAAATGAACGCATTAGCCAAGGGATATGAGGCTGTTGGTCGGGAGGTTCCCGACGAAAAGTCTCTGTTTAGCAAGGCACTGTCGTCTGTTTTCGGCGAGGAAATCATTGAACTCAAAGCCGCAGCCAAAGAATCGCAAATTGCTGAGCGTCGAAGCAAGTTTGTTGGCCGTCCATCACAACGGCATGGAAAGCAAAAGTCGCCGGAGGCGGCTGCCATTGCTTCTGTGCGGCAGTACATGGAAGAGGCTGGCATCGGATTGGGCGCAGAAGAGTAAGCGACTCTGGTATTTTTCCTAAAGGATTCACACTATGGCACTACAAGCCGATCAGATTCAAGATTTGATTACCGTGACCCTCAAGGATTTGGGGCGGCTCAAGTTCACCGAACTTGCGTCTACGCTTCAAGAGTACCACGCTCTCGGCAAACTGATCGACCAATACAAGGTTCAGTATCAGTCCGGCACCGCGATTCAGTACAACATTATGTTGAACCAATCCGGCGCTGCAAAGAACGTGGGACTGTTTGAAAGCGACAACGTGAACATCGCTGACGTGATGACCACCGCTTCCATTCCTTGGCGTCACTGCACAACCAACTACGCTTTCGAGCGTCGCGAAGTGCAATTCAACGCAACGCCAGCCCGTATCGTCGAACTCGTCAAGATTCGTCGTACGGACGCCATGATCTCTCTCGCAGAGTTGATGGAGAAAAACTTCTGGCAAGCACCTCCCACCACCGCTGACACCACCCACCCATACGGCATTGCTTAT